AACGGATTATGTTTCATGTTCATGTCACATGGTTTGCAGAAAAATTCTTCATTAACCTTTTCTTCACTGCCATGTAAATCAAATAAATTTTGAAATTGGTCAGGATTTAAGATTCGATCATTCTGACAAAATTTACACAAGACTGTACGGTTCAATCGTGGTAGAGATTCTTTCTCTACCAGAATTTTTTTTGGTTGTTTTTTAGAGCGAGATTTATCTGCTTTAAAATCGGGTAATATTATATTTTCTGTATTTTCCATGTTAATAATTCTCAAACGCTAGCATACCTTCTGTTAAGCCTAATGCTAGAAACAGAAGATATTTGTTTTCTACATTACTACTGTTTAAATATTCTGCAAGTAGATTTTGTGTCTGACTCAAAGATTCTTCAATTTCTTCTATTTTCTCTGGTGATATTTCCTTAAAGTTTGTTTTTAAAGAGTGTATAAAGCCATCGGAAAATTTCTGAAAAAATGCTACACTATCAAAAACATTTGTATTTGTTCTCATTGATATTGATACATTACCAAAAAAACGATGTAATGCTACGTCTGGAACATCTTTACAAAATTCTCTTATAATTTTTGATAAATCTGTTTTTGAAACAAAAATCTTTGACGGTGCAAAGTCTTCTCCTTCTGGAGGAGAATACATTTGTTGCAGCGGATCGTAATCGTAGTCAGGTTTTAAAAAACTCATTGCTCAATTTGTTGCTCAACTTGACTAACTGGTTCGGTAATTGCAGCACTCATAAAATTAGTATGAATACCATTATATTTTAAACAGTTTGTACAGCGAAATTCTGTATCTGTTAAATCTAATTCAATTTCATTTTTATGACCGCAATGAGCACAATTTAAAGGTATAAGATATTTCTTATACGGTTTTGCATTATACTCTCTTACTGCTTCAAGAATTTTATTTGTTTCGCCGTAACGATCCCATGCAAGAGATCCAAATATTTGAGCCATAAAGAAAAACCAAAAAGATCCCCAAAAATAAATGGAGAAAAAAGAACTTAAACCAAGTGCTAGTCCTCCACTTATCAGAGAAGTTATTCCTAGAGAAACTCCTAATATTAATAGTTTTTTACTTGTTTTCATTTTTTACTGGTTCGATAATTCTGGTAATGCCTTGCTTTAAAAAGCAACCGCAACGTCCGCAACGCCACTGACATTCCATAACAAGAGAACCGTCCGCTTTACGAACAGGGGATTCTCTGCCAGGAGTCACTTGACCACAGGCTCTACAAGAGATTGGTGTATTTTGTAATAACATCATATATAAAATACTTATAGGGAAATACAGGAAAGTAAATCAGAATTAAGCGAATTTTTATTAAAAAGCGAATTCCACTCCCCAAAACTAGTCAAAAATACAGTAAAACCATACTTTTTAAATAGATTTTTAAGTTCATCAGGTTCAAATTTACCAGAGAAATTATCATCTTGTTCTTTGTAAAAAATATACTCTTCTGGAAAAACAGTTTCGGTTCTTTCTAAATCCATTACTGATAAGTTACGAGAAATTATTTGAATTTGTTCTTCGCTTAAATCATCAGTAATAAAATCTGAATGGTTTTCTTTATAAATTTTTTCAGCAAGTGCTTTTGCACGAACAGGACCAAACTTTTCCAAACCACTAATATTATCAGATACATCTCCTACAATACTTTTGTATAGTAAGAATAATTGTTTCTTAACATTAGCAAAAGTTTCAAAGTTATTCTCATCAACAATAAAATCTTTGTTTGGTAGATAAACAGAAACATTACTTTTTACTAGTTGTAGTAAGTCACGGTCACTACTTACAATAAGTGAGCTTTCATCACTTGATAGTGTCAAGTAACGAATAACATCATCAGCTTCCATGTTAACTGGATAAATGGTTTTAACTCCAAGAGCATCTACAAACTCTTGAATATATGAAATTGTATTGAAAAGTTCATTAGTCTTTTCAGTTTCGACTCTTTGTTCCTTATAAGGAACAAGCTCTTTACGAAAATTCTTTTTTGTAGGGTGGAGTTTCTTATCCCATGTAAGAATAATTTCATTTGGTTTAAATCGGTTTGTAACCGATTTAAACATTGAAAGAAACTGATGAATAGGAGTAACGTTAACTCCTTCAACAAATTTATCGGGGCGTTTTACAAAAAATGCACGGAATAAGAAATTGTTACCATCAATAATGAGTTTGTCGTAGTGTTGTGACATAGGGCTTATATTAACGTAGTAGGTACAAGTTATCAAATTATTTTTTATAAATCCGATAATACTCTTTCCAAACTGTTTTAGGCAATAATTCAATATATGTTATAAAATCATAAACAAGATGGTTTTCAAAACCTAAACGAGACATTTCAAACTTTTCAGAGTTTCCAATTTTCATACGAATTCCTTTTATAGTTTTGTCGTCTTCTTCAAAAATTATTAACCCCACTCCATTATCTGCAAAGTTTTTATTAAATGCATAAAAACCGTATTTTTTGATTTTTTTATTCAATTCTTCTCTTGACTGTTCCATAAATGTAGTTTATACTATGTTACGATACTTTGCAATAAGTATTTTAAATGTTGGTATGGCCGAATGGTTTAGGCAAGAGTCTGCAAAACTCTTTACGGGGGTTCGATTCCCTCTACCAACTCCAATTATGCTAAACACAATCGCAGCTAATAGAGTAAACGTAACAGTAGCAGGTCAAATCTTTTCGATTCCTGCTGACAAGGTTCAGCAAGTAATGAATATGCTTGCATCACTACAAAGTATTCAAGTTTCAGAAAACCCATCGCCTTTTATTCAATATCAAGGTAAAACTCTTGTAAACGGATAATCATTGTTATGAACAGAAGAACCATTCTCCAAGTAGGAGCCGCAGCAGGAATAAATCTTCCTTTCTGGTTAAAGGCAAATGAATCAAAAGCTGCAAAAGCAACTAGTGTTATTCATATATTTCTTCCTGGTGGAATGGCTCATCAAGATACTTGGGATTATAAACCAAATGGTTCTCCTGAATATCGTGGTCCTTTTAGTGGAATTAAAACAAAAATAAGTGATGTTTTCTTTGGTGAACTATTAAAAGAAACATCTAAAATTAGTGATAAACTAACAGTTATTAGAAGTATGACTCATGGTGAAGCAGCACATGAACGTGGTGTTCATAATATGCTTACAGGCTATCGTCCAAGTCCTGCTCTTCAATATCCTTCATTTGGTAGTATTGTTTCTCATGAATTAGGCGGAAGAAATAATCTTCCACCGTATGTTCTTGTGCCAAACCAATTTGCACCAGAAAATGGAACTGGTTATCTTTCAACAAAGTATGGTCCTTTTTCACTTGGCAGCAATCCAGAAAACTCTGATTTTAAAGTAAAAGATTTAAATGTTCCATTAGGAATAAGTGAAAATCAGCTTCAGCGTCGTCGTTTCTTACTAGATAGTATTGACGAGAGATTTAAATCTCTTGAAAAAAGTGACTCTGTTCAAGCTATGGATTCTTTTTATCAGAGTGCATATAATCTTATTTCTTCTTCAGGAGCAAAAGATGCTTTTGATTTAAGAAAAGAAACTCTTAAAACAAAAGAAAATTATGGAAATAATTCTGCTGGAATGCGTTTTTTAATGGCTCGTCGTCTTGTAGAAGCAGGTGTAAGAATGGTAACTGTAAATTATGGTTCTTGGGATCATCATAGTAATTTAAATTCTGCAATGATTGGTCAAGCACCAAGCTTTGACCGTGCATTTTCTGCACTTATCAGAGATTTAAGTGATCGTGGAATGCTTTCTTCTACTCTTGTAATGGTTACAAGTGAGTTTGGAAGAACTCCTAAAATCAATAATACAAATGGACGTGATCATTGGCCTAAAGTATTTTCTACTGTATTAGCAGGTGGTGGAGTTAAAGAAGGTTTCTCTTATGGAAAGAGTGATGCAATATCATCTGAACCAGAAGAAAATCCTGTTAGTCCTGAAAATCTTGCCGCAACAATGTATAGTCTTATGGGAATAAATTATGAGAAACGCTTAATGACAAGCGATTTACGTCCAATAGATATTGTTCGTGAAGGAAAAATTTTAACTGATATTATAGCTTAGTAAGCGATTGGATCAGTTACTATAATTTCTCCTGTTGATGGACGCATCATAAAATTGCCAGAGTGCATATCAAATAAATGACTCTCCTCATTACTTTCTAAAAACTTTTTAAGTTTATAAAAAGTTTTGAAAATTCCGAGATTACTTTCAACGAAATAATCTAGTCGTCTAAGTCTTCTACTTTCAGAACGAGTATTTTTTGGTCTTTTTTGTTTAGTTATTTCTAAATTTTCTTTATATATATCTCGAACTGCTTCAACAACATTATTAAGATATTCATCAAAACCTAAGTTTCCTATAGTATAATCATGTAATGCATTTGCAAATGTTGAAACTAATCGCCATCTCCAATCACCGATTTTCAAACTATCTAGTTTTTCTATTGCAACAATTCCGTAATCTCTAGATTGATTATTTGATAATGGTAAAATACGTCTTTTTATTTTTGGAATATGTGGATCATTTTGATTTTCTTCTATAAAATTTAAAAAATTATCATATGCAGGATCATTTCTATATACTTTCAATACATAATTTTTATTTGGTTTTTTAAAAACTGTTCCAAAGGCACCACTTCCAGTCCACCCCCATCCATTTGATTTTAGATATTCTAAAAAATCATAATAATCTCTGTTGGAGTTTTGTTCGTAAAATTGTTTAAAGTTCATAAAGTTATTTACTTTAAACTGAAAAAGGTTGACGAACCTATAAACACATTGTATAATAGAACATGAATATTAACCAAGTTTGGACAGAAAAATATCGACCACAAAACATTGAAGATGTAATCTTAAGTGAAGATGAAAAGAATTTTTTCACATCATTAAAAGAGATTCCAAATAATCTTCTTCTTGTAGGCAATCCTGGCATTGGAAAAAGCACTGTTGCAAAGATTCTTGCCAAAAAGTTTGCACCGCACTCTTATATGTATATCAATGCATCTGAACAAGGTAACATTGATACTGTAAGAACTCTTATCTCTGAATTTATCGCTGTATCATCTATTGATGGTAATGGTAAGGTTGTTATTCTTGACGAAGCTGATGGGGTTTCTCTTGCCGCACAGCAAGCTCTTCGTTCAGTGATGGAAGAGTATCTAGATTCGGTAAAGTTTATTCTTACTGCAAACTATCGCAACAAGCTTATTGAAGCTCTTCGTTCACGCTGTCAAGAGTTCTCTTTTACTTGCACCGAAAAAATGGTGTTAACAAGAGTTGTTCAAATTATTAAAAGTGAAAAAGTGATTGTTCCAAAAGAAAGTATCGAAAATCTTAAATCTCTTGTAAAAGAGTTTTTCCCTGATATTCGTAAAACAATCAACGAGTTACAGCGTTGTTGCCTTGGTGGAACCTTTACATATAATAAAAGAAATAGTGGAGACTTTGCAAGAGAAATCAAAGAAAACCTAAAAGAAGGTAAAGACGTTTTTGAGATTCGTCAAAAGGTTGTAGATTCTACAGACAAGTTTGGAAATGATTATCATTCTCTTATGAAAGACCTTTTTCATCTTTATGTTCGTGAATGCAACAGCATTGCAAGTATTTTGATTAGCGAGTATATGTATCGTCATTCTTTTGTAATGGATGCCGAAATCAATTTTTCTGCACTATTATTCAATCTTAAAAGTAAAATTTAAAGAAAGATGAAAGAAAATGTTTCTCTTATAAGTATATAATCAGATATGAAAAAGTTTATAATCTTATTATTTTCAACACTATTCACTTTATCTGCATTTGCTACTAATGAATTAGACAGCGTTTTAAAAACTTATTATACTAAAAATTCTGTTAAAGGTAGTGCCAAAACCGTAGATGATTATACTTGGATTAAAAGAGTTTATCTTGATTTAGGTGGAAGAATTCCAACTATTAGCGAAATCAATTCTTTTGTTAATAGTAAAAATCCTGAAAAGAAAAATAAAGTTGTTGACTCAATTTTAGCTTCTGAAGATTATGTTAATAATTACTATAATTTTTGGGCAGATATTTTTCGTATAAGACCAGAAAGACTTTCTGATGATGTTGGTTTATTAAAATCATACCCTTATATAGATTATGTAAAATCTTTTATTAGAACAGATCAATCATATAAAGACTTTGTATATTCTCTACTATCTGCAAATGGTCGTTACTCTGATAATGGAGCAACTGGATACATGATTCGTGATAATGGTATGCCATTAGATAATCTTGCAACGTCTTTACAATTATTCATTGGAAAAGATGTTGCTTGTGCTCAGTGTCATGATGATCCATTTCAAGACTATACTCAAAAAGGTTTTTATCAAATGGCATCTCTTTTTAATTCATTAGAAAATCGTGAACGCCGTAAAGATTATGGCGAAATAATTAAAAGAATTGATAGTGAGATTAAAGAGATTACAGGAAAAGATCGTATAGATAATAATGTTCGTCAGTTAATAGCAGCAAATCTTTTTAATTTAAAAGATGACGACAATAAAACCTTAAAACTACCACACGATTACCAATATAACGATGCTAAACCATTTGAGGTTGTTAAACCAGAAACACTTGATGGAAAATTAAAAGATGTAAAAGAAAATCGCCGTTCCGAGGTTTCAAAGTGGATTGTTAATCATAGCGACTTTCCAAATTCTATTTCTAATCGTGTTTGGAACAATGTCGTAGGTCAGTCTTTGATTGTTCCAGAAATAAACTTTGCTATAGGCGATTACCCAGAGGGTAACGTTTTACAATATCTTGGTGTTTACTTTAAAGACCATAATTATAGTATAAAAAGTTTACTTCGTCTTATAACAACCTCTGATTTTTATAGCAGAGAAGCATACATTGGTAGTTCTGAAACCTTTCATCATCAAAGTATTCTTGTTAAAAGAATGAATGCATATCAAATTTGGGATAGTATTTTAACTCTTGTTGTTCCAGATGTCAACTACAGCAGAATCTCATTTTCTAAATATTCAGATTTACTTGAAATTGATTGGAAAGAAATTTCTGGTAAAGAATTATTAGATAGAATGGAAAAAATTCGTAGTTATGATCGTGAAATAAATCAGAATTTTTTAAAGTATAAAAATATAGACTTGGTTCGTTCCTCATACCTAATGAATCGTAATTCTTTTGTTGGTCAATTTTTAAAAGAATATGGTTCTTCAGATCGAGTTTTAATAGATTCATCTAATGATAAAGGTAGTATCACTCAAATATTAACAATTATGAATTCCCCAATTGTTGAACTCTTAATGGATAAAAAGAGTCAGATATATCAGAATTTCTCAAAGAACCAACAAAAAGATAGTATTTTTTTAAGCATTTTAAGCCGTCCAAGCAAAATAAATGAAAAAGAAATCTTAACTAAAACAAAAACAGATGACCTTGTATGGGCACTAATCAATTCTAGAGAATTTTTATTTAGAAAATAATATGGAAGAATTACTAATACTTCAAGAAGAAGAACGTTTGTTAGAAAAGTCTAAAAATTTCTACAATGCTATTATTACAGCAGCAAATTATATAAAATTTACCAAAAAGGAAAAATCCGAAATGGTTGAAAATGAAAGTCAAAATTATGGAAAAAAACCTAAACCTCAATTGTTCTCTTAACAGAAGAGAGTTTGTAGAAAAACTTGCATACACAACATTTGGCGTTAGTGTATTGAATACTCCATCATTTGCAGAGGTTAAACAGTCTGCTTTTTTCGGAAAAGCTAAACACATCATTTACGTTTATAATAATGGCGGCATGAGTCATCTTGATTCTTTTGATCCAAAAAGTGATAAAGTTATGGGTGGCGTTAAAAGCGTTCAAACAAGTGGAGACTTTCAAGTTTCGGAATATTTTAAACAATTAGCAAAACACGGTGACAAGTTTTCTCTATTAAGAGGAATGACATCTAAAACAGGAGCACACTCACAAGGTCAGTATCTTATGAGAACTTCTTATAATAAAAACGGTTTAACCGTTCACCCTGCAATGGGTGCAATAAGCTCATACCTATTAGGTAAAAGTCATGATTCTATTCCTGATAATATTCTTATCTCTGGTGATACAGATCACCCAAGAGAAGGATATTTAGATAAAAAATTTACTCCTCTTCCAATTATAAATCCAAACGAAGGTCTTCGTTTTAGTAAACTTTCTGTTTCTGAAACAAATTTAAATCATCGTTTAAGCGTGTTGGATGCTCTTGATCGTAATTTCCGAGAAGGCTACGGTGTTAAAGATGTAAACTCATACAATATTCTTTATGACGAAACTCTTAAATTATTAAAGAGTGAAGACTTAGACTCTTTTGATCTTACCAAAGAAACCCCTGAAAATCGTGACCGTTATGGACGTAGTAACTTTGGTCAAGGTTGCCTTCTTGCTAAACGCTTAATCTCTCGCGGAGTGCGCTATATAGAGATTGGTGACGGTGGATGGGACATGCATAATGACATTAGCACAGCAATGACTAACAAAGCAGAATACTATGATAAAGCACTAGCTTCTCTTTTTAGTGATTTAAGTGAAAGTGGATTATTAAAAGAAACTCTTGTTGTAATTGCAACAGAATTTGGTAGAACAATAGACTCTAAAAACGAGAATAATTTACTTGGTTTAAATAAAAATGAAGGGCGTGATCATCATCCAAGTGCTTTCTCTTGCCTAATTGGTGGATGTGGTCTTGGTGGTAAGGTTGTTGGTAAAACTGACGAGAATGGTCAAAAAGTTGTAGAACGTCCAACTGAAATTGGTGAACTTAATGCAACGATTGGTCACTTGTTAGGAATACGACATGATCATATATGGATGAGTCCAAGTAACCGACCATTCACAATTGGTAATAAAGCTGAACCTATAAAAGAATTAATAGGATAAAAAAGAAAACCCACTCAATTGAGTGGGTTTTCTTTTAGTATTATAATCTTTTAATAAGCCATCCATTCTCTAAAGAACTATCTAATCCATAAAAGTCACCATTGTATAAATCTAATACGACAGTACCATTTCTTGATATTTTAGAATATGGTAATATGTTTACATTTATAGAATCTTCTTGGTTTATTATCGCTTGTAACAATCTATGATGCCCATCTGCAACAATATATTTTTTACCACTTTTATATACGTCAATAGGTTTTTTATCATCCGAATACATTCCTTTATGTAAAGAATCTACAGCAATTTCCATATTATTTTTATCAGGTAAAAGCCTTTCTATATCAATTTTTACATGAGCACTTTCGGTAAATACTTTTTCTTTATTTTTATAAAAATCTTTAAAATTCATATAGTTATTTAATTGTTTTTATATTTGGTAATTCAAAAGGAAATTCGTTTCCTTCTTTTTTAGGATCAACGATTCTGAAACTTTTTATTATTCTAGGATTAAAAATAACTAACCAAAATTCGTCTCCGCTTTGTCTTATATAATTAGCATCAACTCCTTTTGAAACAAGAAAGTCTGAAACTTGTTTTCCTAATAAACCAGGAGCCGCATCATAATTATGAATTAAATTATGTAGTATAGAAATTGGAATAATCTGTTTTTGAACTCTTTCAGAATATGATTTTAAATTTTCGATTATAGTTTGTTTTTTTCTTAAACCTGATAAGTTTTTTACAAAATCTACTGCTTCTTCTACATCAATAGAAACATTGTCTAAGTCTTTATAATTTTTATCTATTTCTAATTCATGAACAACTCTGCCTCCTTTTCCATAGTTTCTTGCAGTTCTTAATAAATTCGTACCGTATATACCTACACCATAATTATGACGATCTTTTTTAGATGCTATTAATTGATTAGGAACGGTAAACCATTTTTTTCCTCCATGATAGACTTTGAAAGAGTCTTCACTCTGCTCATTTAATAAATTGTAAAACTCTTTAAACTTCATAACTTTATTGTACTTGTATTTTCCGAATAATTTCAGGGGTATATTTTTTAACCCATTCAAACCATTGTTCGTTTTTTACGTTTGGATTTTGTTTTATAGCATTTATCAATTGTTGAGCTACTTGATTTGATAATATTTGTCCAAACGAAAGCTTTTTACCACTAGCATCAGGTTTATCCACACCATGATGATGTGTTCTATCTCCTTGGATTATACCGTTACTATTTAACCAATCTTTAACTATACTCTCAATCTGAGGTTTTAATTGTGCATCATAATAATAAACTTTAAGACTGTCATTATGTGCTAAAAATGCATCTAATAGTCTATGAGTTTTATAACTTATAGGAACCCCAGTATCATTTGATAATTTAGATAATGCAGCATCTAGTTGTCCAAGTTTACTCCAGAACTTAAGTATATTATTTTTATCTTTTGCAATGCTTATATAATAATTATAAGTTCTGTCTCCGCTTTTTCTTGGTGAATTTTTATTTAAATTTCTTTGACTCCAAACACCATCCGTGTCAAAAACATTTGATGAGAAATAATTTTTCCATTGGTCACTTTGCTCTTGAGTAAAACCTGTGTTTCTGTGTGCGCCAACAGAACCTCCAACATCTCCTACAATTAGTTTATAAAAAGGATTATCATATTCTGTTAATATTTTATTGCTTTTTATTTTTTGAATAAAGCTCAAAATCATAGATTTATGACGTTCAAAATCAAAATTTTGTGATTCAGATATTATATCCGATTTATCTTTTTTAAATTTATAAAACTCTTTGAAATTCATAATAATATTTACTCTTTTATAGCAACTCCTCTGATCTTAAGTATATATCTTTTACTTTTGGACCATTACTATAATGACTTATCATATCATCATCAGGACGCATTCTTGGGTTTATTTGTCTTGCTGCTCTGGCTATTTTAAGTGCATCTTGTCTAGACAAGAATCTTCCTTCGGAAGTGGTAAAACCATCTTCAAGAATATCGTTTATTATTTTATAACCATCTTCTTCGTCTTGAAGTTCTCTTATTCCATTTAAGAATTTATCGGTTATACTTTTTGGAAACCAACCCTTGTCCCATGCAGTGGTTTGTGCATCATAGTGAAAGTCTCCCTCTATTATTTCTCCTGTTTTTTTATTTCTAATAGCAGCACTTGAGATAGATTCTTCTGGTGTTATCTTTACTCCAGTTACAGATAAATTTTCATATAATAAGAAGAACATTTTAAATCTCATAAATTTAGTTAATATCTTCATGGATATTATATGAATTATATGCGACGATTTCATACATACCGTCTCCTCGATTAACAATTATTCCATCATGATTGTTTTTTTGTAAAGCAGATTGCACCCATTTGCCTAATGCCCCATATTTTTCATAATCTTTATTAGTTCTATCCAATACTTTTTGTTTATCCCATCCAATCTGTAAAAGAATTTCTAAAATTGGAAAATGAGTATGGTGAGTAACTACAACAGGATTATTAAGAGTAACTATAACACTTGCTAATCTTCTCGTTATTCTATTATCTTCTCCAGAGGATGGATCAAAAGTTAAGTATGTTTCTGCCATCTTTTTGGAAGTTGTTAGATATATACCAGAACCTAAATCACCTAATCTTGCTATTTTAAAAGATTGTCCTGGTTTAGTTTGAGTTGCTCTATAAGCAGGAATAGTAATTGGAACTCCTGTCTTAATATTTTCTAAATCGTTTGATTCAACTACTAATTTATATAATTGATTAAAATTCATAATTTTGTTTATCCTGTAAAGTCTTTATTCATGAGTTTGAGAAAAAATAATTAATTCTCCCAACACTTCGATCAAACCTACAATTTTTTGAAATTCTGTTTGTTGCATTTTGATAGTGCCGTCCATAGCATCATTTAATTGGTTAGTAAGTTGTTTCAATTGCTTTTTTGCTTGATCTATATCAAATTTACCATTTGCTGCTTTTTTATAATGCGGCAATTTTACTTTGAAGTGATGATATGTTAGCATAGCAGAACCACCTTTTTCATGTGCCGCATCAGCTATCTTTTCAGCACCAGAATTGCGTTTTTCCGCAAATTCTTGAAATGCGTCTTTTTGCGTTTCTTTTTTCTTACTTTCGGAACATAAACTTTCGCTCAATTCTCTAGAATAGGTTTTTGAAAAATTTAAATAAAAATCATTGAAATTCATATACCTATTTAATATATTCACGGATATTATTATTCACCGAGATATAATAATCACGATATTTTTCACTTTCTTCTTTAATTAGTTTGATTTGTTCGTTATAATCAGCGTGCATTATAAAGTCAAAACGGTCTGCATGTGGCAAATCTATTATGTGACCAAATTCATGTAATGCGGTAGATCGTAAATCATACCCAACTCCTAAAACTTTTCTCCACCCACCAACATTCCATTTTTCTCTTGTATCAAATGATATTTCCCATGATGTTGGATTTTTTAGTTGTCGACACTCTCCAATTCTGTTTGGGTGTGATATTTTATTTATTTTTGTGTCAAACGCAAATCTGATTTGTAAATCACCAGTACCTTCTACAAATTCTACTAAACCTTTAAGACATGAGTTCCATTCCTTTGCGGCTATTTGTATAGACTCTTTAATTTGTTGATGAGATAAATTCTTAGGTTTATCAATTGGTAAATAGTTCCAGTGAACAATAGTATGTTCTATATTCATATATCTATTTATAAAGATAAATAAAAATATGAACGATCCTCTCGCAACAATCTATGAAAATAATATGCTTCGTGGCATTGGAGCAGCACTAACACTTGCTACATCTCCACTTGCTGCAAAAGATTCTCCGCAAGATTATAAAACTGCTGCATCTCAAATTGCAAATTATATTAAAACTTTTGATTCACAAATAAATTTGACAAATGATGCTAATAAAAGAAACAATTTATTAAAACAAAAAGAAAATGAAATTTCCCGTTTAAAATTTATAATTAATAAACTTCGTGAAATGGGAGTTTCTGATGATGAAATAAGAAAATTAAATAAGTAAAAGATATGTATCTTCAACCAAGCACAAGCATAAGTTATAATGACCGCAGACAATTATTTGCATGGGAATTAATGACAGGCGGACACGGACAAGTTTATTTGAGTGGAGCAGGAACTTTTACTCCTAGCAATTCCTCTTTTGTATTTTATAAAATTGATTTCTTAACAAATTCTGTGGTTTCTAATGCAGGATTTCGTTCTATAGCAGACGATAATAGAACCTTAATTTATCAAGTAAATGGGTCAAGCTTTACAAACGTTGCTTTCACTTCTAGTCAAACATGGTATGCACCATTAACAAGCATTACTCTTGCAAGTGGTAAGGCTATTGCTTATCAATATTCTAAGTTCCCACCAGAGGACTATATTTGTTCATCTTCTTGTAGATAATTATGGCTGGAAAAAAAGACGCATGTTATCATAAAGTAAAGGCACGTTATCGGGTATTCCCTAGTGCTTATGCCAGCGGTGCTCTTGTAAAGTGTCGTAAGAAAGGTGCAAGTAATTGGGGAAACTCTAAAAAGAAATGAATCAATTTGACAGTTTTGTAAATTCTATCTTAGGAGAAGAAAGTCTTCATGACTGGTTTTCTCATAAAAGTGGCGGTAAGCCAGGATGGGTAGACTGCAAAACTAAAAAACCTTGTGGACGACAAAAAGGCGAGAAGCGTAAAAGCTATCCCGCCTGTCGTCCAACACTTTCTCAATGTAATTCATCTATGAGAAAAAAGAAAAGCTCTAAGAGAATATCTTGGAAATCTAAAAAGAAAAAGTAATTTTCTTCTCTTCTTCTATTTTAATAAACTCGTTCTTTTTAAGGTTAATTATAACTCTTTCAGAAAGACCGTGTATCTTATAAAGTTCATGATAGATAAACGGAAATAAAATTCTATCTTCTTTGTTTACATAAAAGTAAACGCTTTTATAATCTTCAATTTTTTCAGGAGATACTTCTGTATATCCGTCACAATTAGCTGTAATGTTTGTAAGTTGTGATTCAGTCTGTTTTTGAGGAAGAATCTTAATCTGTTTTTTTGGTTTTTTCGATTTGTATGATCTTTTCATCTAGTAGTATTGTTAGTCGTTCAAAAAGGAAAGAGAATGCCGAGCCTGCAAAAGGCAATGCAGGATTGTAATTTCGGAAAAATAAAAAGGAGATTAATAACGATGCCCAAAATCCTGTGCATAGTGAGCATTTAATTAAGTCTCTACTAAAAGAGTATTGATTTAAAAACTGTCGAACCCCAAGTTTATCCATAATTGTAGCATGTACAACTGTAAATGTTAAACCTGCGGAGGAAAATAAGAATAATATTAAATCGGATAGATTCATTTGATTTTGAAAAATTTAAGAATTTTATTAAAGAAGGTTTGTATTTTACTCTTTTTTGGAAGTCCTTGAATAGTTACAACTTCTCCAAAAATACTTTCTGGATTAATTATTCCCCATCCACTTGTAGAGTCCCAACCTTTATTACCTACATCAAGAGCAGTACTATATAACATTTTCTTTACTTCGTCAACACTTAAGTTTTTGTTTTCTGCTTTATATTTAGAGAGAATAAGAGCAACAACACCACTAACAACAGGAGTTGCCATAGATGTTCCAGATAATACTGCATATCCTTTATTAAGATATGTTGAAAGAATTTTATCTCCTGGTGCCATAATATCTAATTCTTTTCCCCATGATGAAAAACTAGAACGATCTTTTAAGATTGTATCAGAGTAAGAACCAACGGTTATAACCTCTTCGTATTTTGCAGGATAAAGAATATTCTCCTCACCATTATTACCTGCTGCACAAACAATTACAACACCGTGATTTGTTAGTTTTTTAATAACTTCATGAACTTCTGGCATTGGACTTGGACCACCAAGACTAAGGTTAATTACATCTGGAAGAATTTTTAAACAGTATTGTAATCCTTTTAAAATACTATCGTTTTGACTACGCCCATTTTTATCTAAAACCTTTGCAGTAATAATAGTAACTTCTGGTGCAATACCAACAATACCTTCTGTGTTATCAACTGCTCCTATAGTTCCTGCACAATGAACTCCATGACCAACATATGAATCGAATATATCTTCACCTTCAATAAAAGAACGACATTTACTTAAATCAATGTTTCTCATTAAATCTACATGATCTATTGGACAACCAGTGTCTAACACCATTACTACAACTCCTTTTCCTTTTGTTTTACTCCAAATTTTAGGGATATTTAAGTCTCTTACATTTTGAGGGTAAATTTGAGATAGGGCTTGTGCGCTACCTATATCGTGGATTTTGTAATCAGGGAGAAAGCATTCATTGTTCATGAAAATATTTATACATTTTACAAAAAATAATTATCTAATTCCTGAACTTCCAAAACCTTTTTCTCCACGATCTGTTTGACCTAGATCTTCAACTTCAAATATAGGCCAATTTGTAAGAGGAATAGGTACAAGCTGTGCAATTTTATCACCCTTATTAATAAATATGTTTCCATTAGTATGTGTCATTACAATAGAAAGTTCACCAATGTATGCTTGGTCAATAACTCCGCCAATAACAGAGAAACCTTTACTTGCCATAGATGAACGGTCTTTAATAAATCCTCCCCAACCTTCAGGAAATCCAACAGCAATTCCTGTTTTAACTTTTGTAGGATATTGTGCGCTTAAAGAAACAGTTTCATCTGCATAAAGATCATAACCAAGATCAGTTGGATGCGCCTTTGTTGGAAGCTTTGCAGTATCAGATAATTTTTTAACTTTTAATTTGTCTGTAATCATATTATTTTTCGTAAACAGTTACTGTGTGACGATTTTGTAAAGTAAGCTTATAGTAAATCATTCCGCTATCAGTTGTAATTTCAAGTGCATAAAGATTAGAACCGTCATCGTCATGTTTTTGCAGCATTTCTTTTGCTTTTTCTCGACAGTTTTGGTGTGGAATATAATCTAGGGTAATTTTATTCATAATTTAATTCTTTTTTCTTATCTTGAATCAAGTCAACTGTTTTAGCATATCCACATAAATCAATAAGATTATCACGTTTTGGTAGAAACTTTTCTCTGGCAATTTTTACTCCAGCCATCATTAATCCAACTTTTTCAGGATCAATATCAGGAAGGTTTAAAATCATACCCCAAACACGACCAATATCCTTAAAATTATCATACGGATGACCATATGTAGATTGTCGATCAGAACTTACAAGATAATCTGCAATCTCGCAAATAGATTTTTCATGAACTTTTTTTTCATTACTATCACAGTTTAAACTCTCATAGTTTTCGTCAAAGGTTTTAAGGCCCATTAATTTTGAGCAATGATGTTCAAGATTTGCACCTTTACTATTTTCCCAACCATTTAAAAATACAACAACATCAGCATTTTTAATAAGATTAAGAGATTCTCTGATATAATAAGAATAACATTTTCCAGTTTCTCCATTTGCAATGCGAGCAGGATTTAAGATATGCTTATATCCCATCTTTTTTAAATCTTCTTCAACACTGAGAAACTTAGGATAGTTATAACTTGGCAAGCCAGTCATTGGACCTGCAATATAAATTCGACACTCACGGTTGTAGTTTACTACATCTTTTAGATTATACATAATTAGAGATTTTTATTTTGCTTTCTATTTTTTTGTAGTGTAATTTCTCCGCGACGACGAACACCATCTTTATCTGTTTCATAAAGTGTAGGTTCTTTGTTAAAACGATTAAAAGCAGTTTTATATGAACGAACTGTATTTTTAATCTTAAGTTTTTTATTCTTTTGAGATTGCTTATAAATCTTTTTAAGAACAATTTTTTCCTTTACCTTGCTGATAAAATCAAAAGATAATACATTTTCAAACATTGCATAAAACTTAATAAACATATTGGATATTGAAAAATCTAAACCTTTATAAGCATGTATAAATGAATCTATTGAAGGTCGGAGCATATTGTTGTATTTTTTAATTTCAACTTCTTCGTTTTTTGGTGTTTTCATTATTTCTGATTTCTTGTTAAAGAGTGATGTTATATCTTTTGTTATTCGCACACTTCTACTTTACTCTTAAAGAGAGATTTGTCAAGATTATTTTTTAACTTTTCTGAGCTATATAAAACTGCAAAATTCATAGGTTCTAAATCTATAAGATTTTTCAATTTACTAGAATTCACATCTGCACCGCTATCATTTTCTATTGGGGTTTCATAAAAGTGTATATCAATATCTTTAAACTTTTCAACTCCAAGTAATTGTAGATAATAAAGTTCTGAGCCTGTTTCAGTTTGCACACAGTTATAAATTCCAGTCTTTTTTTCTTTTAAAAGAATAGTTATTGCTTTTTCTAAATCTGGTAGATATGAGTGGCAGTCTATCCAATTAAGAGGTTCTTCACGTTTAACTAAATTAACAAGCCAGTTATCAGGGTGATAATATTCGCTGAAAGGATTTTTAATTCTTAAAATAAGAGCACCATACTCTTCTAAAATTCTTTCACCAATTCTTTTAGTTAATAGATAATCACTAGATGTATTTAAATCAGTTAAGCTTTCAGAGTTGCTTTCCCATTCATAATTACTATTATAGAATTCTGCGGTAGAAATATAAACAAATGGAATAGAAGAGTTTATACCCTTTAAATAACCGAGTATGTCTTTAGGAATAGAAACGTTTGTTTCTAACAAATCTGAGAAAAACCCATTTCTTTTTTCTTCGGTATAAATGATTGCTTTATATCGTTTAATAATTTCCAAAGGATTTCCTATTTCAAAAAACCACGATAAGGGATATACATCATACCCTTCTTTCATTTTAAAATAATGAGATACTATACCATCTCCTAATACAATAATTTTCTTTTTCATATATTATCCTTCACAAGTTGCACAACCCATTATATTTCTTGCTAATTCTTGAGCAGGATTAGCAGAGCGTTGATAATAAAGTGCTTTAATACCATTTTCCCATGCCAAAATCATAAGGGAGTTTACATCCTTTGGTTTTGTGTTTGGCGGAATCATTATATTTAAGCTTTGACCTTGATCAATGTGTTTCTGACGAGTTGCTGCTTGAATAATGATTTCTTTTTGTGAAATTTCACCAAAAGTTTTGAAAACATTTCTTTCATTTTCAGAAAGGAAATTAAGATGTTGAACACTGCCACCTTTGATTAAAATAGAATTCCATGTATCATCATCATTTTTTTCTTTTTCTTCAAGAAGTTTTTCAAGATGTGGATTGCGATAAGTGAATTTACCTTTAGCAAGGTCTTTTACAAAATAGTTACTGTTTAAAGGCTCAATACTTGGTGACACTTGACCTAAAATAAAGCTAGAAGATGTTGTAGGTGCAACTGCAAGAGTTGTAGTATTACGACGATTATAACCTTTTAGTAAAGGAGGTTCACCTAATAATTCTGCAAGTTCTGTTGTAGCTTCATCTGCCTTAGCACGAATGTTTTTCCAAATAGCATTATTTAAAACATTAGCATCCATACTTTCAAAAGGAATCATTTTTTCTTGAAGAAGACTGTGCCAACCAAGAACGCCAAGTCCTAATGCACGATGATTTATTGCAAAATTTCTTGGTGCATCCATAAACTTAGTGTTTTCAGTTTTATAGATAAATTCAGTCATTACTGCATCTAAGAAATAAATTAAAGTTTGAACAGCATCAGTGCGTTTCCAATCATCATAGTGAAGTAGGTTCATGCTGCTTAAATCACAAACAAAACTTTCATCTTTGCTATTAGGAAGCATAATCTCAGAGCAATTATGGGTAATGAATCCGTTACAAATCCAATGGTGTTCCTCTGAATCTACAGTGCAGCAATAAACATCTTCTTTGCCAATATATTCAATAGAAGATACTTTATAGAATTTTTTTGTATTATCTCTATATTCTCTATCGTCTATTTTGATATTTTTTCTATCTAAAAATTGAGTTTTATCGTTGAAAATTAAAGCGTCATTTTTATTTCCGATGATTAATCTAAAACAATCTTTTGTATTAAAAAGTTTATTTCCTCCATTTCCATCTGGAAGCAATGATTGCCCTGATTCTCTTAATATTCTAATAGAGCATTGCATACCTAAATTAGCTAAAATCAATTGAATTTCTTGTAAGAAATCTTTATCAATAGATACTAAAGATATTTGGATAGGCTCTCCAGATGTTTTAGATTTAAAAGCTGTTCCATCTGCATAAAACAAGCCCCTAATATATTGCCATTGAGTTTCCTCATCAGATTCAAAAATCCAATCTGGAACATAGCCTTTTTCAAAATTTAAAGCTTTTTTTAGAGCTTTTGAAGTTAATCTTTTTTTTGCATCAGAATTTTCTCTTACTTTACAATCAACAAATTCAGGCTTTTTATAAATTCTATTGTTAAATTTCGAAATTTGAGTATTATATTTATCACAAATATAGTCATGGCATAATTGAATCTCTTCTAATAAATCAAAATCGTTCTCCCAAATATCTAACATGATATAATCTTTGTGTTGTGTACCGTCAGCCTGATATAGACCAAGTAAGAACGCCTCTTTGAGCATATTTTTAGAGCCAAATAATCCTTTATCAGTTTGGATAGCTACAGAATCTCCTATTTTTATATCTTCGCAAGCTACGTTTTTAACTAAAATTTCTCCAAAAGAATCCTGTTTTTGTGAGGTTTTATCTCTTACAACAATCTTATGATAAGAAGTGATAGAATGACTCATCCCATTCTCTAAAATTATTTTATAAACATCAGCGTCTTTTTCCACTAATCTCATTGGAGAGGAGTTTATAATTTTTGTATTATCAAATAATTTTAAATCTCCTCCAATTTCATATAGTTCTTTTGCTGTCAATAAACCATGATTAGATACGACTCTTTGATCACCAGTAACACAAAGATTACTATGGCTAATAATCATGCCTTTATCTTTATAAACTTGTGGTGCAAAGTTATTAACATTGTCTGTGAAAAAGATATATGGATAACCTGTTTCAAAACGCTTTTTAATAACCTTACCCCAAATCTTTCGGGCATCTTTATCACCATCAAGCATCTTTTTCATAAATTCATCAGAAACACAAACACCTATACTCATTTCTTGAATAGAGTGTCCAGAATCACGAATAGTTAAGAACTCTTCAATATCAGGATGATCAATAGGTAAATATGCAGCAAAGCTACCACGACGAACATTGCCTTGCGACACAACATTCATAAGCTTGTCATAAAGCTCCATAAAGTGAACGCTGCCTGTGGATTCTCCACCACTGCCAATCATTGCACCACGACCACGTAAAGCTCCAAAATAAGCACTAGTGCCGCCTCCTGCCTTTGTCATCATACCAACCTCTGAAAGCTTTCCAAGAATATCTTCCATGGTGTCAGAGATATAACTGCCAAAGCAAGAAATAGGTAAACCACGTTCACGTCCAAAGTTGCTCCAAATCGGAGATGAGAGGCTATACCAGCCCTTTGAAAGATAATCTTCAAACTTTTCTGAGAAACCCCTTATTCCTAAGAGTTTTTCTGCATGATTACAAATCTGTTTAATTCTTTCTTCTGCACTTTCGCCTTCAAGAAGGTATCCGCGAGATAGAAACTTGCGACTGTCTTTGTTTAACCAGTAATATTTTTGTTTATTCATATTTGAAATTATTTCTTATCCCAATACTGCATGGGTTTACGCATTTTTGTTTTGATTTTTTACATTCTTGAAATATATCTTTTCAAGAATGTAAAACTGCTGCTTGTATTTAAAAGACTTAATGAATATTAAAATAATTCATCTTCATCAAAACTTTGATTCTTTTTAGAATACTCTGTTGGACGAGAATGGAAAAAATCAGTCATATTATTTCCTAACAATTCTTCATAAAACCAACGGGTTTTAGAAACAAGAGTTTCATCAACCTCAAAAACCTTTTTAAATCCGATTTCTGCTAAAGAATCATTTATTCTTTTTTTATTAAGTTCATCTAAAATCTCTGAACTGAGATTTTCTTCACTCATTCCATTAACCATCCATTTATTAATCTTTTTTTCTGCCTTAAATGCTTCTAATGCTTCAGAAGCAATACGAGCTTCAAGTTCTTCATCAAATAATTCAGGATGCTCTTCACGAATAGTGTTAATAATCTTCATACCAACAAGCGCATGAATATTTTCTTCATTACGAGTATATTTTACTTGTTGATCAGTATCTTTTAATACATTTTTAAAACGAGAAAACCAATTAATTACATAAAACTGAGAAAAAAGACTTACATTCTCAACAAAAAGTGTAAAAAGAATAATTGCATAAAGATATTGCTTACGAGAATCTTTATAAAAACGATGCGTGTATTTACGAAGATACTTTACACGACCCTGAATAAAGTCTAATTTAAGATTTTCTTCAAAGATTTCTTCAAGATCAAGAACTTTTAAAAGACGTTCATATGCAGAGTTATGAATAACTTCTACGTTTGCCATTACATAACCAAGGTCTTGAAGACTTGGATGCGGAAGATTTTCGCCAAGTTTAGCCCAAAATGTTTTTACTGCAACTTCAATTTGACCAATAGCAGATAATGTTCTTACAACAATTTCTCTTTCTTGATCTGTTAATAAAACTTTAAATTGTTGAACGTCACTTTTAAAATTAAACTCTTTGTCTGTCCAAAAGCCATTATGCATAGCTTCTATAAATTGTTCTACCCAAGGGTAACGATTTGGTTTTCTGCTTATCTGTTCTTCAAATATTGAAAAGTCTCTTTTTATAATTCCGTATGCTTCGTCTAAATTGTCCATATGCGTTTAGTATTTACTTTTTGTAATGTCTTTTATAATACCACAAAAAAGAAAAAAATCTACTATTAAATAAGGATTTTTTACTTGTTTTTTATTTAAAAAAGTTAAAAAAAAGAGGAGTCTTAGACATTCATCTAAGACTCCTCCTTAAACTTTTTTTCTTTTTAATCGTTTAGATATACAAAACAACCATCTTCAAATTCTGACCAATGAAATCCAAGAGTATCAAGAGCATCAAGTACTCGTTGACGAGAAGGATACTCAGGAGAGAAAGAATTTTGAATCTTACGAATAGAAACAGTTTCCATACCCTTTTCAGCCTGACGAAGCAAATATTTATCAATACGATCAATAAACTCATCACGATTTTCAACAGAAGTACTCTTCATAGGAGTATTGTCTTCAGAAACCGCACATGCAGTAATTTCAGAAACATACTCACTTACAACAGTATATGCTGCTACACGACACTTCTGACAGTTATAATCACTTGGAACGCTTACAACGTCTTTTGGATTAACCTTTACCACAACCATTTTACCTTGGGAGAAATCAGAAGCATAATCATGACTGCCAACATGCAAACCGTTTGAACAGTGATTTGCACGATTGTCATCAACATCACGACGAAGAACTTCAATTTCTTCTCCAATTCCGTTAAAGATGCGTCCTTCTTTATCAACTTCGCCTTTAAGAACCTTAGTATCTATGTTGCCACTAATACTCCAAAAGTTATCTAAAAGACCTTTATAAGCAAGAAAGCAACCATCTTCGGTAAGGGGAAGTTCCTTGTATGCAAGGAAATCATACAACTCGTTTACACTAGTTTGTGATGGATTATCACGAAGATTTTTCCAAAACTTTTTAAACAAGCCAACAGGAAGGTCTTGAGCTACAAGATCACAAACCTTTTTAGCAAGAACAGGTGGAAGCTTTTCACCTTCAAGGTAAACATCTTCGTCTTTAACCTCAAAGTCTTTTTCTGTTTGAAGAATATTAATGTTAGAAGAGATAATATCTTTTACAGCAGACTCTTGCTCATCTTCTGGAAGATCAAAACACTTAATGATCTTTGAGAAACGAAAGTCTGTTTTTTCAACTTTTGTTGGCTTATTGTTGAAGAATAATACGATTGATTTGGAATTAATGATGTATTTCATGGGATTTAATTTACTATATGTTTATGTGGTTGTCAATTATTTTAATGTGAGAATTTTACGAAGGTCTTTTCGAGAAATATGTCTGTTGAACCAATAACTTTTACTTTCACGTTGCATAGTTTCGAAAATAACTCCACGCAAGCTTTTTTCATCAGTAATTTTTTTGCAAATATTGCTAGCTTTGATTAAAAACTTTTTATTCTTTGAAAGTTTTTTTCTCAACTTATCCTTTTCAATAGAAGAAAGGAAACCTAAAGTAATTGATTCAGACATTTCACGAAATTCTTTTTCTTGCTTTGCCTTTTCTTCAATCTTTTTAATTATTGCTAGATATTCTGGAGAGGGTGCTTTAAACCAACCAAGCTCACCTAAAAAATTAAACATGTTTTTACTCAATGCTCTTACTTTATTAGTAACCATAGCAGTATTTTCAACTGTAAAATGATGTAAAAGATCGTCTGTATTAAAATTTACCCAATCAGTATTTTTTAATTGCTCTTTAGCTTCATCAATATCTTTTGCTTCTGAAAGGTTAGCTTCTTTTCTCATGTAGTTATGAATTTCAAGAGCAGTGCCTGTATAATCTTGATTATACCAACCACGACGAAAAGAGACCTTTGCCTTAAATGTTTCAATAGACATTTGCTTTTTGTCAGTTTTAGGCCAATCAAAAAGTGAGCTTTTTACTTTTTTGAAAAGAAATAGTTCTTCTAATTTTTTCTTTTCATCTTCATTGCATCGCTCATAATATGCATCAGTAACATACATGTAGCACTTGCTTTTAGAAAATGCATGATCAGAAAACTTACCAATCCAATAATCTTTACTCTCTTTATTTGGAATAAGAGCAACAATTTTCTTACCATCATTTTCTTCAATTTTAAGACCAATGGTAACTTCCTTTAAATCACGAAGAAGAGGATAAACATTTGGATAAAGATGTGCTTTCTTAAAAGAGAAAAACTTACCATCAATAAATGTTTCGTTAACATTAGTTAATAGTTCTTCAACAGAAAGAAGAGATTGTTCTTTTGCATCCTCATTGTAGATATGGTTAATGTGATTTTTAATAGATTCAAGGTTTCTCTTGTTAGAAGGAGTATCTTCAAAACTTTCACGGGAAATTGGAAGACTCATTTTTCCAATAGGAATTTCCACCACAAGAAAATAAGAGTGTTTCATCATAGCATTTGAAATAATATGAACAATACTATCAGTTTTATAAATGACTTCTCCCATTTTATAATAAACATCACCATGATAAATATATTTTGAATTTTTATTATAAAGTTTAAACAAAAATCCATTATGTTCAACTGTTTCAACAGGAGAGAGTGGAACATTAAGTTCATCATTATAATAAAACTC